AATTATTTAATGCACAGAATCAAGATAAAATGATGGAAGCATTTACAAGTAAAAATGCTGAATATCTAAAGGGAAGAGGAATAGATCCATCGACTGAAAATCTAGCAATGGCTCATGCAGTTGGTGCAGGTGGTGCTGCGGCATTACTTACTGCACAAAAAAGTGGCGCAGGATCAACAAATGCACTTGATGTTTTAGGATTAACTGGTGCAGCAAGAACAACAAATCCACATTTAAATAAAAGCGTAAATGAAGTTGTAGCGAGCCTACAGTCAAGAGGAAAAGGTACTTCTACACCTGGAGTAACACCAACATCACCCAAAGAAGAAAAACCAACAATGCTCGCCGGATTGTTTTCGAAATCACCACAAGAAGCGATGAGCGGTATTTTGTCGATGAAGCCAGATGAAGCGATAAGCGCAATGAAAAATCTTTTACCAAATCTAGGACCTCTTGGTGAAAGACTAGCCAGCGATTTAAATAGAGTTGCTACGAGAGAAAAAATAACGGCATTGGGTGACGAAATGAAAGAAATGGAAAGACAAAGACAGGAGAAAATGCGTGAAGTTGTGATTGCACCAACACCTGCAACAACTCAACAAAATCAAAATCCAATGCCAATAACATTAGCCGATGCGGGTGGTGTTGTAGACACTCAATTTGCAAATGCTCTGCTCAGACGAGCGGCCGATGGACCCTTAATTGGAAACAATGGCTAAAACAAAAACCCCGCCGAAGCGGGGTTTTCTTTAAGAAGAAATATTACTTTTCTTCAGCGAGAGACTTAAAGTAGTCCATCTCATCATCATCTGCAACACGATCTTTCTTGCTCAAAATTTCTTCATCCATTTCAACAGCAACATCTTCAGCCTTGCTGCGAACTGGTGTTACAGAACCTTCAAGTCCAAGAACCTTATCAAGACGATTCTTGAGCATATCATAAGACTTGAAATTCTTACGATCAAGAAATTCCTTTAGAGAATATTCTTTCTTCCAGAGTTCCTCAAGTTTAGCATCATCACCGCCAAAGAGTGCTTCAGGTGAATCAAACTCAGACTTATCATAATTACGATAACCTTCAACATTACGAATCTTCATCTTGAAGTTAGCACCTTCCCAAAAATCAAAAGGATTCATTGGCTTTTCATCGGGAAACTCAGGATTCATTGCTTCAGAAATCTTGTCGAAAATCTTCTTACCAAACTTGAAGAGACGAACTTGTCCTTCGTTATCGGGATTCTTTGGATCAGAAACGACAAGAATATTCGCAACGTAATTCAACTTGCGCTTTTGCTTGCGAACAATTTCTTTGTTGGCTTCAATACCAGAATTCCAAAGAACTGAGTTATGTTCGCAGACAGGACACTTTTCATTCAAAGTGGTCAAGCAGTTATCAATCAACCAACCGCCATTACCTTGAAAGCCATGAGAGAAAACGCGAACCCATGGAAGAGCATCATCACCATCAGCAGCGGGAGCAGCAAGAAAACGAATGACTGCCATACCGTTGCCAGCCTTATCTACTTCGGGCTGCCAAAAACGAGTATCGTCTTTGCTACCTGCTTCTGGAGTTGATTGTGTGCTTTCAATCGCCTTGGAGAGTTTTTCAAATGAATTGCGATTGCGCTTGAGATTAGCAAAACTAGACATAGTATTTCCTTTCGTATAAACGGAGTATTAACGGATTATCCACAGTATCATAATAACACAACTATTTAGTGTTTCTCAAGAAGTTTTTCCAACTTTTCGAGAGTTTCACCAATATTCTTGTGAAGTATGCCAATGCCACCCGCAGCATTAAATGAATCGATAACGTCTTTCATGTCATCAATCAGAATCACACCAGGCTTTGCAAAGTCTTTCTTGTATTTACGACCTGGCACAACGTTTGGTTTATATCCCAAACTATGACGTTTTAGCCAAAGTGATTTTTGTTCGGCAACTTCTTTGTGAAAGCGTTCGCCACCAGAGGAGGACAAAATTTCAACAGGTATTGTAAACTGACGAAGATATGTAACAAGTGCTTGCCCACCAGGAAACCAATCTAGTGTTGCAAATTGTTTGGACTTGACAAAGATTTCCCAATTCTTTGAGAACTCTTTATTCTTGCGATCTTCATCTGTGTTTCTATCAAACAGACTAATGTAGCGTTCATCAAAGTCCGTAAGAACGCCATCCATGTCCAAATAAATCTTCTGTATTTTCATTTCAGCACTTTCTTTAATATCATCTTAAACTTTACGCCATCATTTGGTATGAATGGCGTATATTTCACTATCTTTCTATTATACTCTGGCCAGCGAATCGTATCGGTAATAGTGCGATTCCACATAGGCAAGAAATTCAGTATGCTATTGAGTAAGCATAGTGTTTCTATCTCTATTTCCTTACGCAAAGAAAGAGTTAAAAGTTTAGGATAACTTCCATCTTCGCATTTAAGAATATCGTTTGGATTTTGAATATCAGAAAAGACTTTCTCACAATCATTCTGGAAGGTATAAGATAAACTTTGAATTACTTTTTGTCTCTGCCGATATATCTTGTCAGAGTCATCATCAAGAAGATTGCCAACCCACACATTCTCATCATGAACAAAGTTAGCGACCAGAAAATCTATCAGGTCCTCTTTGTTGGTCAATCTTCTTGATAGTTTATAAAAATGCCATTTATCTTTGCGATTCTCAAATGCATCAACAGAAGTTTTTACTTTACCAAGATACTTGAAGTAATCGTAAGAGTTTGTTGTAAAGTGCAGTTTGAGAGAAGTGTATAAAGAAAAGGCTTCATATCCCGTGATCATATTGGAAGTTTGTTTATTTTTACTTTCAATAAATTACGACTCATCACATCACTCTCTATTTTTTCTTTTAATGCCGAATTAACAAGAGTGGCCGCAACTTCTATCTCCATACCAGTTTTTTTGCAATACTCTACGATTGCTTCAAGATAGTTTAGTTCGGTGTTTGCGACAAGAGAATCTATCTCAAATGCAAACTTTCGCATTTCTTGCTTACTTGGCATGTTTAGAGATTTCGTTGACAGTCCACTTCCACTCTTCACTTACAACTGGACGATCCCAATCATTAGCATCAGTCTCGGAGTTGAACTCATTCTCATTCATGAAACGCTCATATTCATCATATGATCCATGGTACTCACCGTCATCATGATTTACGACTTCGATATTATCGAAAACAAAACCACAGCCGCGAAGAAATTGTGAAAAATTTTCAACAATATCATCGAGATATTCGTCATCACAAACATAATGAACTTGCTTTGATGGCTGACGAACAGAATTAAAATTATCATCATTACCATCATACACATACTTAAAAACAAATCTACTCATAATAAAATCTCCAAATTATTTTTTGTGAATAATAACAGGTGCCTGTTGTGTTTGATGAGGCGATACAGCATATGCAACACAAATGTTATCTGTGCTTGGCGCATATGCACAACGAACCATCATCGGATCAATACCTTTTGCGATTGCATTATCGATATTATTTGCCATTAGTTTTCTGTCGTTGCTCAGAAACCAGACATATGAAAATATAACAGATAACGTCACAATTGTCAATGAAATAATTCCAGTAATAATCGTGGGCTGCTTTGAATTGCCGTTCATTTTACCTCCTAGCATAAAAAATGTGATTACCAATTGTTGCAGTTTTTTCCAGACCTTTCCAACCAGGACTCACATAGTTTGCATGAAAAAATAATGCACCTTTCGTGGGATCATCCAACTTTTCATAATGAACATAAACATGAACTGCTATATCACGAACATCATTATACAATGGATTGTAACTTTTTGTCAAGACCTTTGATATAGACATTGCCTTGGCTTTTTCTTCACAGTACCAAGAAAATTGGCAAACTTTATTGTCTTTTTGTTTTACAACTTGACAAACATCTTTAGGAAACAAGTCCGAATATGTGCGATTCATCGTGACAAATGCCACGGCAACTTGTCCAAGTTTTGGTTCACCCTTGGATTCAAAGTAAATATTTTCCGCGAGACAATCAACTTGTCTCTTGATATCAGGAGCAAGTGCATTGTAATTTACTTTGTATGCAAAACTTTTATTATTGTCTGTTGCGAAGATGCTGAATAGAGCAATTATAGCCGCTACAATAAATGAAGCGACGATTGAAAGAAATTTCAATTGCTTCTCCTTTGTAGATTTTGGAAGCAGGTCCCTGTTACGGGACCTGAGTTATTTTATTGAACGGGTTACCAACCCAAAAGAATTAAAACTTAAATTTAAGTGAAGCAGTTACCTTGTTGCCGTCAAAGTTGGAAACTTTTGTTTCGCCCCATTGACGAGTAGCATCAACACCAACAGTCATCTTCTTCGAAAGAGGAAGATCGAGACCAACACCGGCGACTGCTGCATAGCCATTTACTTGATGCTGATTGTGCAGCCATACACCACCAGCCTTCAATGACAGATGAAGTTTTTCAACCTTTGTCAATGGAAGAGCGGCAACAACACTATAACGATCTTGCTGGCCTTCAAACTTCTCCCAAGCGGCAGTAGTATGAAGTGGACCAACCTTAACGAGACCGAGAGAAAGACCCATGCCATTCTTATCCATCTTTGGTGCATGGCTTGTGGTTACGCCAAGTTCAAGAGCGTGTGCTGATCCTACTGAGAGTGCAAGTAAAGTTGCGATTGCAATTTTCTTCATTTAAATTTCCTTTCATTTGTTTTGACAGGCCCCGAAGGGCCCGAGTTATTGGTTGACAAGGTGACTAACCCCGTGAGGCTTACGCGGCTAAGCGAAGGTCCTCATAAAATGCATCGTTTGCATTTATAGGTTTTGCTCTGCTTACGGCAGTGGCATATCGAGTTGCCATAGTGACATACTTATTGCCCGTCGAAACCTTTTCAGGCCCATCAGAAGCATACTCTAAAGAATATGTTTTTGGTGGACCTGCCCGGAATTGAACCGGGGTCCGAACAACTTTCTTTCACCACAGTTTACAACCATTAACTACTATTTATAACTTTGAATTAATTTGGAGAGAGACTCCAGGTAATTATATTTAGTTTTTACAAATGTTTGAGGCGCATCATCTTCTACTGCAATTAACACAACAATTTGTTCTATATCGATACCAGTTCTTTCGCCAAACATTTCTGCGTATGCTGAACATTGCATGAAATAGTTTTGTATGTAATTCTCCTCTTTCAACTTAGAAGATGTTTTAAAATCTATGATTGAAAGTTTACCATTCCATTCTGCGATACAGTCAACACGACCTGCAACTTTTAACTTATCAGAATATAACGCTTGCTCAATTGCATAAATCTTACCAATATTTTCATCAATGATTGGCTTAATTTTAAAAAACAATTCTTTTGTATCTGGCATCATCATACTAAATCTTATATTATTCATCAAATTCAGTAGATATTGCTCACACACATAATGCAAGTTTGTGCCACGACTTGATGCACGACGAGAAATTTTATTTGCTTCTGCTTCACCAACTCGCCGACGCCATTCTAGAATACCTTGCTTATTGTATTGTGAGAGAACAGTAGTAATCGACGGATACAAATTACCCGCGGGTGTTTTGTAAACTCTACCGTTTTCTGTTGTTGTGGCTTCTAGATTAAAATCTAACGAAGATAAATTTACATGCTCAAATAGTTGCATTATGTGTTATTGATTTTTCCATTTTTTATAGTGTTTATCCACTATATTTCTTGTGCGAACTTCTTTGATACCTTTCTTTCCATATCGTTCACCGACAACGCTATCAGGATGTGCTTCGGCAACTTTAGACAAAACTTCTTTCCATGTATCATCTGTTTTTGAAAGAATGCTTCCAGACATACTCGTAATCGCGAATGCGGAAGGTAATTGTCTTATGTGTGGGTTCTTTGCGAGAAGTTCTTCTTTTCGAGAATTGGAAATGAAATCTTCAAACTCCTCGCCAGTTTCTTCGTTTATAAATTTGAATGTTGGCATGATGTTTTATTTAGTGCGTCTGTGTACCAAATTGGCGGCGCACGTTTAGTCCACTTAGCGAATCGCACTTTGCGATCCGTGTAATACTTATGATACGATGCAAGAGAATCATTGGCAATTTTACAATCATCAGGCATTGCTGGTGTCGGCGGCCAAAATTCACTTTGCACAATTTTGTGTGGTGGAACATAGAGAGCAGTTTCTAGTCTTCCGCAGGCGTGAATCTTTCCATAGCGATGCGTATATTCGCGAAGAAGATGAAACCACATCCGATATAGCCAGTTATAATTGTCCCGATTGGAGCGAGTCCAAATATTTGATGGATGCATCACATGAGACGCTTTCATCAATGCTTGTTCGCGATCATCACCAAGACGCCAGCGTTTGATTTTCCTGCCATTCGCGGTTAGATCATAATATTCAGTACCATCTAGAACACGATGCGCGGTAGACATGAGTTGTGCATATTCGATGATCATTTTGACAACGTGCTTGTCGCAATGCATCTCTGCACATTTTTGTGGATCAGAATCTAGATAGAAGATATTCATTGGGGACGCATACGCACGACTGCGTATATCAAGATGCTGTCGTTTAAGAATAAGCGATTCATTCTTGCAAATCCGCCATTCTCCCTGTAACTCACTATTACTGAGCCGTTGCAGCGTCAGTAACTTCCGTCACCACAACTTCATCGGTAGCGACAGGCGTTGGCGCCGACACCACGGGCGTGGCAGAGAGATCGGCCAACTTTTGAACCTTCTTAGACTTCTTCGCTTGAGCCTTTTGTTTAGCAAGTGCAACTTTGGCTTTAGTAGGCGCAAGAATGTTTTGTCCAGGAACAAAGTCAGACTTAGACAGGCCCGTGCGATCCATGAATTTCTTCACTTCGGCAGGATTCGTCAATTGATAAGAGAGAACGTTGCGACCTTCCTTAACAGTCTTGATTACGCCATCAGCCTTGACTTTGATTTCATAAATGTAGGTAGAGATACGATACATATGAATATCATTACCGAGAACGGCGTTGATATCTTCAACCGACATGGGCTTACCGCTGGACATGACGAGAAGAAGTTTTTCATAAGGCTTGATTTTGCTAGATTTACCACGAGGCATGATATAAACTCCTATGAGTTGAAAGAACCATCACTATAACACAATCAGGCAGCATTGTCAATAGTTACCGACGCATTGTTGCCTGACTCTTCGCATCTTCAATAGAGAAGATGGGCACCGCATTGGATTTATGCAAAGTACCAATGCCGAGCATTTTGTCGCCAGTATAAATTTTCTGCGGCTTGCGTGAAGTATCACACGCCGTAGTCTGAAGAGACTTATACTTGCGAGGATCACGATCCGCGGGAATTTCTAATACGGGCATATTAGACTTGCGCGGAGTATTGTTTGGTCCAGAAGAAAAATTTGTAGACATACTTTGTGTTTGCTGCAACCAAGATTGGTATTGTGCAATCTGCTTTTTTGTCTTATTTTTTTTCTTCGACCGTTGATGTGTATAAATTATCATTCTGGTATGATAACACAATTATGCTGCTTTGTCAAGTGATTTTTTTACCGCATCAACGTGCTTGCATTTGCGACGATAACCATAGCCAATACAATTGCACGACAAATGGTAATTATCTTTCTCGACAAAGTAATCACGACCTTTTGAATTTACTTTAAAGATGCGAACACCGGGCTTACGAATGACTGCCTGATTTTTAGCAGCAATCTCTTTTTTGGGTTCGATGATTGTTTTGATAAGTTTTGCCAAGCCAGAATGCTTGACTTCAACAAACTTACGACCACGGCGATCTATCTTGATATCACCAGATGACTTGCGAATCTCATCCGTACCATCCACTGCATATGCAATGAGATTGCTGGCATCATCTAGCAAGTAGATATGATTGGGTACGGAATAGTCTGTATTCCATACAGTTACTTCTTTCACAATTTTACTCATGACGATATTATAGCATACCTAGATATGCTTGTCAAGTGCTACTGTAAGTGCTTGATTTTATTGAGTATTTTTACTCTAGCCCTTGAGTAGAGTTTGATTGTTTTCTTCTACCATTTCTTCGCCGAACTCTGCTACTCGCAGTTTGTTCAACTGTTTCTCCAACTCGGCTTTCTCATCGGTAGAATTAGCAATTCTTGCCTCTAACTCTTGGATTTGCTTTTTGAGTATATCTCTATATTTCATATTCTTCTCGTTCCTGTTTCACCAAACGATAAAAACTTTTGTCATGATGCTTTTGCTTCTTCTTGTCTGAATCGTTATATTCAGCATCACGATTCTTGCGAAACTTAGTCTTTACTGTCTTTTGAACTTTTTTGTTTCCCTCAAACATAGCCGAAATTAAACCTCCTTAAGTTAAATAATGATCAGCGATACCATACTTCTTCATTTCATCTGGTGTGAGCCAGACATCACTTGCAGTCAACAACTTGGAACGAATCTGCTTTGCATCCAAGTTTGTTGTCTGTAGCAATAGATTTACCATCTTTTGATTGGTTAATTCACCCTCACGCATTTGCGCTTTCAGATCATGATACTTGCCTTCAACAGAATCAGAGAATTGATGGCACATGATGCTTGTGTTCGGCGCAATGTATCGATGTCCTTTTGTTCCAGATGCAAAAATAAGAAATGCCGCAGATGCAATCGAACCAAGTCCAATCGTTTGAATGGTAAATTTAGACTGACGCATGATATCAATCAATGCAAAAGCATCGGAAAGATAACCACCATCAGAGTTGATATACAGAGTTAAAACTTTCTGCTCATTTTCTTTCGCTGAAAGATGTTCAAACACAATCCACTTGATTGCTTTGTCGATACTATCTTCATCAATATCGCCAGACAAAAAATGAACATGATGCTTTAGTAAATCAAATTCAATTCTATCTTCAGCGCAAAAATCTTCAGATTCTTCGTTGATCTTTTTCATTTAAGTAAGTATCTTTATTCCGGGTCCTATGTTTATTGAAGATGGTGTGTCTTTCAACCATGGCCATTGTCCATTATGTCTACTATGATTTATCTCATTACCTTTTTGAAAAAAATCAGCAGTAACAGAATTAGGATTTCCATCAAGTCTGTAACAAGAAGAATATTGTTTAGTGCAGTCATATTTTGTAAAGTATTTTTTTACAGTTTCAAAAAACTGACGATCTGCACCCCATTTGCCATACCAAGAGTGCCCAATATTAACAGCAACATTGATACGAACTCCAAAAGAAGAGGTATCGACATGAAAAATTGAGTCATTAAAATATACAGGCCATTTGCCAAGACTTTCACAATTATCCTCACAAATAAAATTACCATCTTTGTCATAAATCTTTCTCAACGAAAAAGACCAATCATTTCCTTTTTCAAGAGTCTTAACGATTTCTTCTACATGATTTGATTCATACCAATTATCTTCATCAAGATAACAGATGGCATCCGCATTTACAAGAAATGAACAGGCAGAATAGACACGATGACCGTACCAATCCTTACCAACATTATCTTCCAACTTGATCGTTTTTATTTCTCGCTTACCAGATACTTCATAAAGAAATGGATTAATCTTATCAAAGTATTTTTGACCGTCCAAAAAAACATAATGCGTCAAATTTTGATAAGTTTGATTCTGAACACTTTCCAAACATTGACGTAAATGATCGCTACCTATGGTTGGTGTAACTACGGCAACTTTCATGACTAAATTCCTGGGTATGCTTCTTTAACTAAGTTAAGTGTAAGATACTTGATGTCCAATTTTTTCTGAATTAACTTGACAAGCAATTCCGCTTCATCTTTGTGAAGAGATTCAAGAATAACAAGCAAAAGTTGTTTTTGCTTTTCGGCAGTCAGACCAGCAGGACGTTTTGGATGATTTACGATGAAACGATAGAGTTTGGGCACTTCGGAAATCAAGTATGTGAAATTGAGTCCGGCGGGTTCTTGTGCGGGACGATACTTAGGTATTTCGGCATCAAACTTAATTGATGGATTGAAAGCGTAGATCAAAAACTCACGAAAACGTGGATGATCATACTTTTTTAAAACATTTAAACGTGCTTCTTTTGTTTCTGCTTTTTGAAATTCCTCAAAAATTTCAGAATATAGTCGGTCAGAACTCATCAATAACCTCCAAAAGGTTCTTCAATCGATTTTGAATCATATAATTCATAAAAACTTGCTTGCTCTTACCTGCTGAATCTTCGTATTTAGCAATAATTTGATTTTGCAGATCCACGGGAATCTTGGTCAAGTCAATCAGGCATTCATTACGCATGTAATTACGCAGCATCTCGCCCTCACAGAAAACGATGGGCTCTTGATTCATCCACTTGAGAATCTTCGCTTCAGTTATTGGTCGCTGCCGCCCACCAGTAACAAAAACATCATCAGCAGAAAGAATGTTAGGAATACCATCGCCCTTGTCTCCTCGAATGACTAGTTGTTTTAATTGTAGAAGAGGAAATGGTTCTTTAATATGCTTCTTGAGAATAGGCGAATACTGCTCAACATTTGCAAAACGCTGAAGTTGAGCAAAGTCTTTGTCACTTGAAAGAATCATTACCTTTTGAGTAGCAGAAAACTTTTGTGCCAAAACAGCAATGATATCGTCAGCCTCACAAGTATCAACTTCAACAATTTTATATGGTGAATATTCACGCAATTCATCACGAATCTTGTGCAAGCAATCAAAGATAGAATTCCAGTCATGGCCAGATGCATCTCGCGCTTTCTTGCGGCCCGCTTTGTAATGCGGATAAACACCACGGCGCCAGTAATTCTTTGTATCGCAGGCAATGATCACTTCTGGACCATGCGTATTTTTAAACTTCTTCACATAGGTACGAATAGTATTAAGAATCATATGGCGAACCAATGATTCATCAACAGGCACTTTTGAAGAGCCAATTTGTTCCATCAGATTGGAGATTGCGACCTGATGGTAATCAAAGATAATCATGTTAAATCACTTTATGAAATTTTCAGAAGTATTGTATCACGATTGATACGACCTGTCAACAAGGACTCTTTCGCCTTAATGTTGCCAAGAATGTTTCGCAGAAATACTTTGCCGCCATTAAGAACTTCTGGCAAAGTCACTTCAGGCTTACGCAACTTTTTGCTAATAGACTTGCTTTCATTATAATTTGTGATTGTTGATCCTTTGACAGAGAGACCACTTGCATCATCGGCATGATATGCGCCAAGTTTGCGAAGTTTGGTATTGTATACCCATAGCGTGATTGCACCAACAACCTGCTTGGGATCAATAGACTTCAGTTTCAATTCTTCAAACTCTTTGCAATAGTTAAGTTTAGCGGTCAATTGCTCAGGAGTCTTTGTCTTGCGCTTTCGCGGTTTGCGAGATTGCTTAGATTCTGTACCGAACTTGATAGCATCGGTAATAATCTTATCACAATACGCAACAAGTTTTTTTAATTCGTTTTTGCTGAAGTTTGAGTACCCTTCTTTCAGATCAACATCATCCGTGTTGAGAACTTCATCAAACTCTTGCCGCCGCTTCTTGAAAATTTCGGTGAGTTTGTTGACGTATGCACCTTTTACGCGATCCTGCATGATTGCATATGGTGAAGGTTCATCTTTGAATTCACTTTCGATATATTCATCAATCGAACCTTCAAGATCACCCGCAATTTCGTTAATCTTTTCTGCCATGCGTTCTTGAATGTTCACAACATTCGTTTTTGGCTTTGTGAATGTATCTTCAAACGCAACGGCATTCAGC